GTGCGGTGCGCGGCGCTCTCGGCAGCGATCCACGCCTGCAGCGCCAGCAGCCTTGTCTCATTCTCGGCGCGGGTATCCGGCAGGCAGAGCCGCAGCGTGAACTCCGCTCGGCAGCGCTGCCTTACGCCGCCCAGCAGGTTCTGCCTGCGGTCCAGCACCGTGATGCCCCCGGCCCACAGGCCGGCCGTGCCCGGTGCGGGGCCGACATCACCAACCTGCACCGTAAGCCCCTGCAGGGCAGGGGCCCGGGCCAGAAATGCGTAGAGTTTTTTCATCATGCTAGTCCTCCTATCTCTAAGCCTTCCCCCTTTGGGGGAAGGTGGCCCCGCAGGGCCGGATGAGGGGCAGCCTGCCACCCGGCGTCCCTTTCCCGTGCAGCAGCGGCCGGCTCGCCCCTCATCAGCCGCCTGCGGGCGGCAGCTTCTCCCCCGAGGGAGAAGCCAAAGGTTTTTTCACCTCGTCAGGCTGTGGACGCCGGTGCCGCTGCCGTTCCACCATGCACCGGCCTCGACATGGTTCAGCCTGCCGTGCAGCCGCATCGGCAGCACATACTGCACCACCGCCGCATTTTCCACCGCAGCGGGCACAAAGCCCGGCCAGTCCTCCCACTGCAGCACCGGCCCCTCGCCAAGGCAGAGCCGGTCACCCGGGGCCAGCGTGTAGTCCTCGCCGTAGCGTGCAGCCGTCTGCGGTATGACCACCAGCAGCGCCGTGCCCTGCCGGGTGCCGCCTGCATCGGGCAAGGCGCGCCTGCCCTGCTGCCAGTACACGCCCCGCAGCACGCGGCGCATCACCCGGCGGTGCGCTGCATCGGGGTGGTAGAGGGTCACGGTCTCGCCGCAAAGCTTATCCATTGTTCACCCACCGCCCTATGCTGTAGTAGTATCCGGCCTCGCGCCGGTAATGCCGCGCGCGGTCGTCCAGCGTGCGGGCGCAAAGTTCCGGCGGGGCGGTGTAGGTCTCGCTCACGCTGCCGATGCTCACCCGCGCCAGACCGCGCCGCTCGTCCTCCTGCGCAAATTCATACATCGCATCGGCGATCGCGCAGAGCGCCATCTCGGCAGCGGCGTCCTCGGTATACGCCCCCGCCGGGGTCATGGGGTAGATGCGGCGCATACGCTTCAGTTCAATTTCAGCGCGCTTCAAAAAGCGCGGGAACTCGCTCTCGGGGATATCCTCCCCGGCGAACTGCTCCTTATAAAAGGTGTAATCCGGCATGCGCCCGCCCCCTTACGCCTTAAACTTTGCCAGCACGACCTTGGCCTCGTTCGACAGCACGGCGACATAGAACTCGTCTGCGGTGATCTCGGTGGTGCGGGTCTTGGGCTTGCGCTCGGTCTCGATATTGACCTCGCGCTTACGGTAGATGGTCAGGGCGGGGATCTCATCGTCCACCTCGGGGTCAGCCTCCAGCTTGACGATCGGGCAGGCGTAGACGCCGTCCGCCAGCGGCACCTTTTTGCTGGGCACCAGGCGGCAGCCTGCGATCATGCCGATCTCACCGGTCAGGCCGACACCGGGGGTGTACTTGTCCGCGCTGAGGAAGTCAGGGTTTTTGCGCAGCTGCGTGACCTGCTTGGGGTGGATGAACAGCACCTTGTCGGAGCAGCCCATCTCCTCCTCAAACAGATCGACCGCATCCACGATCGCATTGTAGCTGATGGCGGCCTTGCTGCCGTCATAGATCAGGCTGGCCGTCTGCAGCGCCTCCATGCAGTCGCTGTCGATTTTGGCGGCGATGGCCAGCGCCAGCTGGGTGTTGGCCTCCCCCACCGGGTTGCCGTAGCCGGACAGCACCGCCTCATCGGTCAGGCCGATGCCCTTCATCGCCTTTTTGATCTTGGCCTTGCGGGTGGAGGTCGTCATCTTCTCGATGGCGACCTCGCCGCCCTCGGCCACATCGGACGCATCGCCGATGTAGGTGTAGGCGGGCACCGTGATGGTGTCGCCGGGCACACCGGCGAGCGTATCATCAATTTTGGCGAACGGCGCCACGCGCAGCTTCTTGGGGATACGGGCCGAGACCATGTCGCCCATGACCTCCGGGTCGATCAGGTCGGACAGCTTCGTGATAAAATCAGACATAAATTTTTCTCCTTTTCAAATCCGATTGCTTTGTAGGGGCCGGGTATGCCCGGCCCTCAACTTTTTTGTGGTTGCCTCTTTTCCTGTTTGCCACAGGGGTGTCCTTACCCCGCCTCCTACTTCTTCATTTCCTGATACACCTCCGGGTTTTCCCGCTTCAGCGCCAGCCGCTCGCGGTAGCCCATGCGGTCAAATGCCGCACGGTCAGGCGTCACCGGCACACTGCCGGTCCCCGCCGCATAGGGCGCCGGGGTCATCTGCTTCTGCTCGTCCATCAAGCCTCACCTCCCTTCTGTCTCTCCGCGCCGATAAACCGGCGCCGTATCTCGGCCAGCTCCGCCTCCGTCTCGCACGGCAGATCAAAATACCATGCCAGCGCCAGTTCGGGGCGCAGCAGCCCTGCATCCACCATCTCGCGCTGCTCTGCCCAGACGCGGGCGCGGTCATACAAAACGCCGTCGCCCCAGTCTATAGACGGGGCCGCGTCCGCCGCACCATGCGGCACGCCGTACAGCGCGCCCAGTGTGCCGCAGAGTGCCATCGCCTGCCGCACGGTGTCCGCCCAGGCGGCCTGCAGGTCGCGGATGGTCAGGTCGTAGTCCACCGCTGTTGCAGTGATCTCGGTGGCGGTGCGCGGCTCGCCGGTGCCGTCCAGCTCGCTCAGGATTCCGCGGCGCAGCCCCAGCAGGCTTTCGCAGCCGCGTAAAAGATCCTGCTTGCGGGCCAGATAGCTCTGCTCCCGCAGGGCCGGGCTGTAGACCGTCACCCCCACATTGGCGGGGTCGTCCGGCAGGCCGACAAACAAATCATCGCGCAGCGCGCGCCGCCCCTGTGCATCGGGCCGGAGCAGATCCTCCGACGCAAACACCCGCGAGGCACCGTTCGCAAACTCGGTGTTCAGCTGCTCTTCGCAGCGGGCCAGCGCGTGCAGCAGCCCCGCCGCCGGGGCGTAGATGCTCACGGCATCGGTGCTGCCGTCCACGCAGTTCATCAGCGGCATCCGCAGCACGGCCAGCCCCACACCCTGCACGCCGGGCAGCACCAGCTGCGGCACCAGCGCCGCACAGGCGGGCAGGGTGCTCAGCGGCACGCACCGCCCCAGCACCTGCCCGTTCAGCTCAAACAGCCGTGTCTCGATGGTCAGCCCCTCGGCACCGGCCGTGCGGCGCTCCAGCAGGGCATACTGCCGCCCGTCACAGCTGTGGCGCTCCATCGTGCCGACCGCCAGCAGCCGGCCGTGTGCATCCCGCGCCAGCGGCACATAGCAGTCGCGGCGGATGGCCGTAAAGTCAAACCCGCCGTCCGCCGGCACCGGCTTGAGCAGACATTCCCCGCCGACCAGCGCGTACTGCATGGCGGTGCGCGCCGCCGCGTTCAGGGCTTCCAGACTGCGCTGCACGGCCTCCGGCGCAGCGGACGGCAGCCGGGTCTCATATTCAGCAAACACGGTGCGGCAGAGCTTGCCCACGATGAGCGCCGCCAGCCGCGGGGCCGCATCCTCGCCGGGGCGCGGCGCGCCGTAGTACAAATCCAGCCACTCCCGCAGCGCAGCCCGCATTTTTGCCGAGGTCACATCGCTTTTTCCAAAAGCCTGTTCCAGATACGATTGCAATTCATCCTCTCCTTTCAAATCTCTTTGCCTCCCCTTCCCTGCTTCGTAGGGGCCGGGCATGCCCGGCCCTCCGCTTTCCCATAAGCGGTCGTCTGCCTTACACTTGCGGGCCGCACATGTGCGGCCCCTACATTCTCTACGCCTTTTCACGCCCCTCTACGCCTCCACACCCCTTCCAGCGCGTAGCGCACCGCATCAATGTGGTGGTTGTTCACATCGGGGTAACCGGGCAGCACCTCGCCGGTGCGGGGGTCGCGCGCATACTCATACTCGCTGAACTCGGCCGCCGTGTCCGGGCAGCGCGCCGGGTCGATGACGATGGCCGCCAGCCCCTGCAGCCACTTCATGCTCTGCCGCACGCTGCCGGGACCCTTTTGCGCCGCA